AGTGCATCTTGCTCGGAGTGAGGATCATCAATAATAAGCAAGTCAGCACCACGCCCAGTAATAGCACCACCCACACCAGCAGCAAAATACTCTCCACCAGCGTTAGTTGTAAAACGCCCCGCTGCCTTAGAGTCTTGTGATAAGCTGACATTCGGGTATATATCTTTAAAATCTTGTTGGTCAAATAAGTTCCTCACTTTCCTACCGAAGTTATACGATAATTCTGCCGTATGTGTCGTCTGAATAATTTTTAATTTTGGCTTTTGACCCATCATCCATGCTGGAAACAAGTGAGAAGCAAACTCAGACTTCGTATGTCTAGGTGGCATATTTACAATTAATCGTTTTATTTTTCCACGTGAAATGTCTTCAAATTTTTTTGCAATAATTTTGTGATGTGAACCTGCAACAAACTCAGGCCAAACTTTTTTTACAAAAGTTAAAAAGGAGGAACGGGACTCCTCTGACACTTTTAGTTGCATTTTCCTTAATTCGTATTTTAGTAACTCCGTTGGGATTTGCTTTTGATTCATAAAAAAAGTTATATCATACTATGCGTTTGTGTAAAACTTAGACTTTAGACCGCCGACGCGAGCGACGGGCAAATTGGGTGGTCGGGGGTGCGTAGAATCAAGATATGGTATTAGGGTTGGGTGTAAGTACCTAGATGTTGTTAAAGACTGTCAGGTGATACGCTGCCTGGAAGCTGGTGCAGCCCAGGGAAGAGATGGTAGCTGCACCTGCTGCCTGGTGATTAGACATAAAAAAAGGCAGGTAGTAACCTGCCTTTTGCCAGCCCTCGAGGGTAACTGTTATAGATTAAGTTTACTGCGTGCCTCAGATAAAATCTTCTGACCCCAATCTTTGAGGTACTGTGGTGCTTGAGGATCGAAGATCATTTCCTCAACCTCTGACTCTAACCACTTGTATAAAGCACGCCAATTAATGTTAGTACTAACATTGTTATCAGTATTAGCTTGAATATGATTATCATTGTTTCGTGTAGATAGACCAAGTTGCTGTTCAAGAACTGCAAGTCGTCTAGTTAAATCATTATCTGGCATTTTGATTTCTCCTTTCTAAGTAACTCCTTACTCCCATTTTATTATATACTCAACAAAATAAAATCTTTCTTGTGGATAACTTTTTACTTGACAACGACCTCGCAGACGCATGTGCCGTGCAACTCTTTACTACTATAGTACGAGCCATGCTACTATTCTAGTAATGGAATGGAGAACTTCAGCCACGGGGGTGCAACTCTTTACTACTATAGTACGGCGACTATTCCTGTTTTGGTAATGCGATGGACGTAAAAAAGGGGGCGAGTACGCCCCCACATTGTCGACTGAACTAAAGTTGACAATTAGTTTTCTGCTTAGGCAATTTATCGTTACTAAGCAGAAATTCTGAAATCAGCTACTTCATCTATCGTAGCTTTTTTGTTTCTTGAAACTGTTGTTTCCGATAAAGGCATAGCCTGTATCTGTTTGTACTGCGTTGGTACTTTGCATTGATGATACGCAATCTCGCCGAGTTTCTCCTTGACAAGTTGGTTATCAATCTTAGCACCCAATTTTTGTGAGACATGAAGCGAGTAATCCCTTCCATGCAATAGGTTTGCATTTTCACTCATAGACAAGTCTATCATCAGTTGCCTATTAACTTTAATAAAGTCTGCTAGAACTTTCTGCATTGTTAACGCACGACCATACGCATCAACGATAGCTTGTTTATTTCTTTTACTTACACTAGCTGGGCTTTGTTGTGCCTTCTCTAGTACTTCTAATATATTAACAGCTTTTGACATTTTATTTTCCTTTCGTCTTTCTAGTTAATAAGTCTTATATAATCCCATTTCATTAGAAGTCAATAGTTTATTTTATTTTTTTTTCCACACGAACTTCCAGAGCGTAGCGTACCTGCAGCTAACTTATATACTAGACCACGGTCGAGCTTCCCGTGATGGGATGGAGATGGAGCTCATGACAAGAGCCTCTCCAATACCTGCCAACCGAACTGGTACGCTACCAACGTAGCTGCCAGCGTCTGCTGCGGGGCAGCTACTAAGGCTACTATCCAGAGGATGGCGAGAATGTAGATATAATGCATCAGCCAATCATCTCCTGCATCTGTCCCCAGGCTTCAGCGTCCTGGTCCACCAGCACATGCGCACCGTCTCCCCAGTCCAGGTACCAGTACTCTAGGCGATGTAGTTCTTTGTGTTCGTTCACGTAGCCGCGCAGCTCGTCGCTGGGTCCGCCCCAACTGAACTGCCAGCGCCAGTAGCCCTCTGGCTGGTCGTCCCAGGTATGCGGTTCTACGTAGTCAAAGGCTAGCGCTTCATACTCAGGATCTTTAAGATCTTCCTGCCTCTCCTGCCACTGTTCATCCACCAGCTCTGCGCAGGTGGGTTCTTTCTTTATCACTGTTACAGTTTCTGTCATCTTGTTCCTTTCTTTTGATGTAGATATAGTCCCATCTTATTTGATAGTCAAGACCTGAATCATAATTTTTCCACACGCACTTCAGCTCCTGGCTGCAGGTGCAGCTTCTACTACTATAGTACCCGAAAGGACAGGTTTCTGCGATGCAATGGAGATGCAGTAGCTCCTGCCACGCCTGGTGAGCTGCAGCTTCAGGTACTCAGATGGTAGAAAAAGTCTAGGGTTTCTGCGAAGAATGGAGAAGAGTACGCTGGTAACGGCAGGTTGTGCTGCGGGGGACGCTGGACTATACTTACTTAGAACTGGCGGGTTTCTGCGGTAATGGAGGCAATGGAGAATGGAGAAGCTCCCGTTCCACCTGGTTCCAGGCAGACGCTGCCAGTGGCAGGTCCCATGTACTAGAGGCGTTCTGGGGGGACAATGCGGCGATGGAGACGACAATGGAGCTCGAAAAAAGACACAGCAACCTCTGTTCGAGGGTCTGGTGCATAATAAAACTTCTTCCTCCTTGTCTAGCATGGCTAAAATGCCACGATTTTTGAAAGGGACTTAACTTTGCTTTATTAACCTTTGTTGACGTTTTAAGCTCTAACCAGAACATTACACCATCTTTACAACCATAACAATCGGGCACTCCTGGCAACGCCCAGCTTTCAATACGAGTCCAGAAAACACCTGGCATATTTTTCTTAACTGACTGCCATAGCTTTGATTCTGGTTTCATTCAAACCAAGTAAACCAAAGAACAATAACAATCGCAGTTCCAATTAACCACTTCCAACCGCCCATAATAAACAACGCATACCAAAAGTTATGATGATAATTATCGGGTATTTGATTATCAACTAAATCATGTAGATCTAAATCATCTATGTCTCTCATGGACACCTCTTCATCAGTTCGGTCATTTGATTATAATACAACAACCTAAACTCAAAGTCCTCAGCAGTCAGAGCTGCACGCCTCAAGTTCTCTATCCTACGCCAGAACAATTCGTCTGTCATAGGTAATGCAGTATACTCATACAAGTCTGGTCTAACTAAAACAATCATGGCGTGTATGTAACCTCATCATCAGTAAGTTCTTTTAGTTCTACTTTATATGCTTTTAAAAAATCTTTTAGTGGCATATCTGAATTTTTAAGATGTGATAAGTGTAAGTTCTCATCATAACTATATATCACAAATGCTTTTTCATACATGTTCATCATACTTTCTCCTTTTTAGAACTCCATAGTCCCATTCTATTCTATAGTCAAGCTTTATTTTCTATTTCTTTAACTTCCTCAAACGTAGTTTCAATACTGTACTGTTCCTTCAAGTCCTGTAGCTTCTTCTCAACCTCTTCTCTTGACATCGAGTCGATCGTACCTGTGAGTATTTCTTTCTTATCAACATACAACCCAGCTATCTGTCCACGCCTGGTCTCCGCAGCTACGGCAGCGTTCCAATTACCTGAAGCAGACGCCTGATCCCTAATTCTTGCCAATGTAGATAACGATCTTTCCTGTGTGCACCGATACCTTTCAACATTAGCTCTAACCTCTGAATCAATAGCTTTTGCAACCAAAGGATACATTTCAGGATTCTGCAACCTGGATGCCAGCTCTGTAGCACTCTTTTTACTATAACCA